GCGCGATGGTCGTGATTATGGATCCGGAGGTGCTGCAGCAGGCGGTGAATGATGCGGTCGCGAAAATACCGGTACCGGCGGACGGTAAAAGTGTCACTGCGGATGATGTACGCCCGATGATCGAGCAGATGGTGAAGGACGCAGTGAGTCATATCCCTGCTCCGCGCGATGGTCGTGATTATGATCCGGAGGTGCTGCTGAGGGCGGTGAATGACGCTGTCGGAAAACTTCCGGTACCGGCAGATGGAAAAAGTATCACACCGGATGATGTGCGTCCGATGCTCGAGCAGATGGTGACGGATGCCGTGAGTCATATCCCCGTTCCGCGCGACGGTCGTGACTACGATCCGGAAGTTCTGCAGAAGGCGGTTCTGGATGCGGTGAGTGCCCTGCCGGCTCCACAGGACGGGCGTGATGCTACGGCACTGGAAATATTCCCGGCGATTGATGAGCAAAAATCCTTTCCCCGGGGCACGTATGCCACACACCAGGGCGGACTCTGGCGGGCGTATGAAAAAACGCACGGGATGCGGGGATGGGAATGCCTGGTTGACGGGGTGGCCGATATTGACGTCAGCATGACCGGCGAACGGTCGTTCACTGTGGTGGTCCGGCAGAGCAGTGGCCAGTGTACGGAAAAAACATTTTCCCTGCCGGTGATGCTCTATCGCGGTGTATTCAGAACCGGCGAAACCTACCACCCCGGCGATACGGTGACGTGGGGGGGCTCGTTGTGGCACTGCAACAGCATGACCGGTGATAAACCCGGAGAAGCTCATTCATCAGGCTGGACCCTGGCTGCAAAACGAGGGCGGGATGCAGGAGGTGGAAAGTGACAGCATTACTGACACTGGAAGAAATCAAGGCTCATCTGCGTGTTGACCATGACGCGGATGATGACATGCTGATGGACAAGGTTCGTCAGGCTACAGCTGTGCTGCTGGCCTACATTCAGGGCAGCCGGGATAAGGTAATCCGTGAGGACGGTGAACTGATCCCGGGCGAGGCATTAACCCGGATGAAGGGGGCTGCCATGCGCCTGACCGGGATGTTGTACCGGAATCCGGATCTTGCGGAGCGGGAAGACCTCGTGCAGGGGGAACTGCCGTTTTCTGTGTCCGTGCTGATTTACGATTTGCGTTGTCCGACGGTGTTATGAGGGAGGGGGGGGATGGCAATATCTGCAGGTCGTCTGACACAGATGATAAGTGTTCTGAACCCGGTGTTAACCCGTAATGCTGCCGGAGAAATGACGGAAGAGTGGGTGTCATGCGGGAAAATTCATGCGGATATCCGGGGCAGGAGCAGCCGGGAGCGGATGCAGTCCGGTGCGGAAATGGCTCAGGCGGAAATCCGCATCTGGGTGCGCGGTCAGTCCGGCCGGGAAATCACAGCAGCGTCACGACTTCATGTGCTGAGTGGTCCATGGCGTGACCGGATCCTGAACGTTGTCGGGCTGCCCGTGCCGGATACGACCGGCGGGCGTCTGGAAATTCTCTGTCGGCTGGGAGGGGAAAAATGATCGAAACCCTGCTGGATTTTTCGGGGCTGGAGGACATCAGCCGCGATTTGCAGCTTCTGAGTGGTGCGGAAAATAACCGGGTGCTGCGTGAGGCAACCCGTGCGGGTGCGAATGTGCTGAAAGAAGAAGTGGTGTCACGGGCACCGGTACGCAGGGGAAAACTGCGCCGCAATGTGGTGATCCTTTCCCGGCGCTCCCGCGATGGCGGGATGGAATCCGGTGTCCATATCCGTGGTGTTAATCCGGACACCGGTAACAGCGATAACACCATGAAGGCGGATAACCCGCGCAATGCTTTCTACTGGCGGTTTGTGGAAATGGGGACCGTGAATATGCCACCGCACCCGTTTGTGCGCCCGGCGTTTGATGTGCGCAGTGAACAGGCAGCTCAGGTGGCGATTGCGCGGATGAACCGGGCCATTGATGAGGTACTGAGACGATGACGGAGGCGGATTTGTATCCTCATCTGGCGCATCTTGCCGGCGGGCAGGTGTACCCGTATGTGGTCCCCCTGCTGGATGGCAGGCCGTCGGTGGCGCTTCCGTGGGTGGTTTTCAGCCTGATTTCATCGGTGTCAGCGGACGTGATGGGCGGGCAGGCGGAGTCCTCAGTGTCGGTGCAGATAGACGTTTATGCCGGGACTGTGACGCAGGCGCGTCAGATACGTCAGGACGCCCGTGAAGCCATAATGCTGCTGGCCCCGGGATCCGTCAGTGAAATGCAGGACTATATTCCGGAAAACCGCTGTTACCGTGCAACCCTGGAGTTTCAGGTCACGGTGTGACTTTTTCTTTTTTTCTACAAAACCATACCCCGCCGCGTGCGGGTTTTTTATTATCAGGAGGCAGAATGTCTGCTTTGTATGAACGCTCACAGCTGACGCAGGTGATGATTTCATCTGCCCCGGCGACTGCTGAAACTATGGATAAGGCGGAATATCTGCGCCTGGACTGCACCATCAAGGAAGTCCAGTTCACCGCCGGTCAGAAACAGGATATTGATGTGACCACGCTCTGCTCCACAGAGCAGGAGAACATCAACGGTCTGGGGGCGTCGTCTGAGATTTCCATGTCGGGTAATTTTTATCTGAATCAGGCCCAGAACGCCCTGCGTGATGCCTATGACAATGACGCGTTGTATGCGTTTAAGGTGCTGTTTCCGTCCGGTAAGGGCTTTAAATTCCTGGCGGAAGTGCGTCAGCACACCTGGTCATCCGGTACCAACGGCGTGGTGGCTGCAACGTTCTCACTGCGTCTGAAAGGCAAACCGGTGTCCTTTGTGGTACCGCTGGCGTTTGTGAAAAATCTGGATAAAACACTTACCGTGAATACCGGTGCGCTGCTGACAATGTCAGTCAGTGCCAACGGGGGAACGCCGCCGTATAAATACGCCTGGAAGAAGGATGGTCAGCCGGTTGACGGGCAGACGACAGACACCTTCAGTAAGCCAGGTGCGCAGTCCGCTGATGCGGGGAAATATACCTGCGTGGTGACCGATTCGGCAGAGAAAGCACAGAGTGTGACGCTTTTGAATGCACCGTGACAGTGAGCGCAGCCGCCTGATAAGGGGATGGGTCATCATGAAAAAGGATCTGAAAACGCTGGCGCTGGCCAGACTGTCAGGGTTTCGTCATAAAACGGTGAAGGTGCCGGAATGGGGTAATGTCAGCGTGGTGCTGCGGGAGCCTTCGGCAGAGGCCTGGTATCTGTGGCAGGAAGTGCTCAATGGTGATGGAGAGGATGACGATACCCTGTCGGTGGTGGCGAAAACCCGCCGTAACCTGGAAGCGGATGTGACGCTGTTCTGCGATGTCCTGTGTGATACGGATCTGCAGCGGGTGTTCACTCCGGACGACCGTGAGCAGGTGCTGGCCGTCTATGGTCCGGTACATGCCCGGTTGCTGCGTCAGGCACTGGAACTGATCGCTGATGCAGAGTCGGCCAGAAAAAAGTAGCCCGCCCGGAAATTCGCTTTCTGATGCGACTTGCGCTCCGTCTGGGGCGCACCTTATCCGAACTGCGGCACAGCCTGAGTGCGAGCGAGGCGATGATGTGGATGGAGTTCGACAGGGTATCCCCGCTGGGTGATGAGCGCGGGGATATCCGTAATGCACAGATCGTGAAAGCGGTTTTCGGGGCACAGGGGATGAATGTTGCACTGAAGGACGCCATGCTCTGCTGGGGCGAGGATGAGGATAAGCCGGAGGTGGATCCGTTTGCGGCGCTGGAAGACGCGCTGAACTTTGCAGCACAGTCATGAATGATGAGAACCGCTGAGGCGGTTTTTTTACGCCCGGAGAAAGGTGAATGGCGACGTTACGTGAACTGATTATCAAAATTTCGGCAAATTCGCAGTCATTCCAGTCGGAGATCCAGCGGGCTTCCCGCATGGGCAGTGAATATTATCGGACCCTGCAGAATGGCGGGCGTCAGGCTGCCGCAGTCGCCCGGGAGCAGCGACGCGCCCTGGCTGAGCTGAACAGCCAGTTGACGGAAATCCGCGCTTCAGCTGCCGGAACGGCGGGGGCATTTGCCGGTGCCTTTGCCACCGGGCACCTGATTTCTCTGGCCGATGAATGGAGTTCCGTGAATGCCCGACTGAAACAGGCGTCGCAGTCATCCGATGAATTTTCGTCATCACAGAAAGTGCTGATGGATATCAGCCAGCGGACGGGCACGGCATTTTCAGATAATGCGGCCCTGTTTGCCCGCTCGGCAGCCTCAATGCGTGAATATGGTTACAGTGCTGATGATGTGCTGAAGGTGACGGAGGCCATTTCGACAGGACTGAAACTGTCAGGGGCTGGAGTTGCGGAATCCGGTTCGGTGATCACCCAGTTCAGCCAGGCACTGGCACAGGGTGTACTGCGTGGCGAAGAATTTAATGCTGTTAACGAAAATGGCGACCGGGTGATCCGCGCGCTTGCTGCGGGGATGGGTGTGGCCCGTAAAGATCTGAAGGCAATGGCGGATGACGGAAAACTGACAGCGGATAAAGTGGTCCCTGCGTTAATCAGCCAGCTGGGGATATTACGTGATGAATATGCGGCCATGCCGGAAACGGTTTCCGGTAGTATCACGAAGGTGGAAAACGCCTTTATGGCCTGGGTGGGCGGTGTGAATGAAGCCAGCGGCTCGACGAAAACGCTCTCCGGCGTGCTGAATGGTGTGGCCGGACATATTGATGCAGTGGCAACAGCAGCGGGGGCGCTGGTTGCCGTCGGGGTTGCCCGGTACTTTGGCAATATGGCCTCCGGAGCGGTGTCTGCCACGGCAGGACTTGTGACGGCAGCACGTAATGAAGTGGCACTGGCGGAAGCACAGCTCAGGGGGACGCAGATTGCCACGGCGCGGGCAAGGGCAGCCGTGTACCGTGCACAGCAGGCTGTGGCGGCAGCCCGCGGGACGGAGATGCAGATTGCTGCAGAAGCCCGTCTGGCGGCCACACAGGAACGCCTGAACAGAAATATTGCTGCCAGAACCGCAGCCCAGAATGCGCTGAACAGTACAACGGCGGTGGGTTCACGTCTGATGACTGGTGCGTTGGGACTGGTTGGTGGCGTACCCGGACTGGTGATGCTGGGGGCAGCAGCATGGTATACGCTGTACCAGAATCAGGAGCAGGCCAGGGAGTCAGCGCGCCAGTATGCACTGACGATAGATGAAATCGCGCATAAAACGCCGTCAATGTCTTTGCCTGAAGCCTCAGATAATGAAGGACGAACACGGGCGGCGCTGACAGAGCAGAACCGGCTGATTGATGAACAGGCCAGCCGGGTGAAATCCCTGCAGGAAAAAATCGCTGGATATCAGTATGTTCTGGCTAACCCTGGCTGGACAACCGGTGACGGATTCATGATAAACCATCTGACATCGGTGAAGACCGTAACGGAAGGGCTTTCTCAGGCAACAGAGCAGCTTGCCGTTGAGCAGTCCCGTCTGGCACAGATGCAGGAAAAAGCGCAGTCCATTCAGGATGTGCTTGCCGGGCTGGAAGACCGTCGTGTGGCGTTAATTCGTCAGCAGGCGGCAGAGCAGAATAAGGTGTACCAGTCCATGCTGGTTATGAACGGTCAGCATACGGAATTCAACCGTCTGCTGGGGCTGGGGAATGAACTGCTTCAGCAGCGGCAGGGACTGGTGAATGTGCCGTTACGGCTGCCACAGACCACTCTGGATAATAAACAGCAGAGCGCCCTGACAAAAACAGAGCGTGAGCTGGCCCTGTCCAGACTGAAAGGGGAAGAAAAAGAGCGTGCCCGGCTGGGGTATGCGGCCGATGACCTCGGTTTTGTGGGGGATTCGTATCAGGAGGCGAGACAGCGTTATATCAGTAATGCTCTGGAAGCCTGGCGTAATAACGAGGCGAACAAACCTAAATCCCGGGGTGGAAAATCAGAGACGGAAAAAGCGGAAGACAGTTTTTCCCGGCTACTGAAACAGCAGAAAGAGCAACTGGCACTGGCGGGTCAGAATACAGAACTGGCGAAGCTGAAGTACCAGACTGCGCAGGGAGAACTGAAAACCCTGACGGAGATGCAGAAGCAGGAACTGCTGCGTAACGCGGCCCTGATTGACCAGCAAAAAATCCGGGAACAGTTGCGATCCCGGGAAGAGACCCTGAAGAATGATAATGTGGCTGCGCGTGCATCAAATGAAGCCGAACTGCTGGGGTACGGGCAGGGAGAACGAGCCAGGGAACGCATGCGGGAGTTGCAGCAGATCCGCGACAGCTTCCGCCAGAAGGATGCGGACCTTCAGTCTCAGTATCAGACCGGGGATATCAGTGAGGATTTTTACAGACAGGCACGGGCACAGAACGCGCAGTATCTGAGCGAACGCCTTAAGGACCAGGCAGCCTTTTATGCCGAATCGGATGCGCAGCGTGCGGACTGGCAGAAAGGCTTGCAGGAGGGGCTCAGTAACTGGGTGGACAATGCATCCGATTACGCCTCTCAGGCAGCACAGCTGGCAACGGAGGGGATTTCAGGACTGGTGAATAACATCACGGAGATGCTGAACGGAAACAAAGTGGAATGGCGCAACTGGGCCTCATCCGTACTGCAGGAAATCTCAAAAGTTCTTATGAATGCCGCGATTGTCAACGGAATTAAGACGGCGGCAAACGGTATGTCCGGTGCGGGAGGATTTATTGGCAGCATTGGTGACTGGCTGGGCGGTGCGGTGGCCAATGCAAAAGGCGGCGTGTATACCTCGGCAAACCTGAGTGCGTACAGCAACAGCATTGTGGACACGCCCACGTACTTTGCGTTTGCAAAAGGGGCCGGGCTGATGGGGGAAGCCGGACCTGAAGCCATTATGCCCCTGACCCGGGCGGCGGATGGCTCGCTGGGCGTACGCGCGGTGGGCAGTATGAACGGCAGTGCCGGTCTGGTGTATTCCCCGGTCTACCACATCGCCATTCAGAATGACGGGGCTAACGGACAGATAGGGCCGGAGGCGGCAGGCAGTCTTGTGCAGCTGATTGACCAGCGGGTGCAGGCGGTGATGCTGTCCATGCGACGTGACGGAGGAATGCTGAGTGGCTGAGATAAAAACGCTGCATCTGGTCCCGCGTGAAGGGATGCAGGTGAGTGAGAAACCGTCGGTGGTGAGGGTTCGGTTTGGTGACGGTTATGAACAGCGCCGACCGACGGGACTTAATGCCAGACTGAAGACGTTTCAGGCGGTGTTCCGGGTGACGGATGAACCAACCCGGCGCTGGCTGGATGAATTTTTATCCTGGCATGGTGGTTACCGTGCCTTTTTGTGGCGACCGCCGAAACATAACCGGACGGTGAGGGTGGTATGCCGGGAGTGGAGCGTCACAGATAACGCCAGGTACAGTGATTTCAGTTGTACGATTGAGCAGGTGGTGAACTGATGCAGGATATTCACGAAGAAAGTCTGAACGAGTCGGTTAAATCAGAGCAGTCACCGCGGGTGGTACTCTGGGAAATCGACCTGACGGTACAGGGCGGTGAGCGGTATTTTTTCTGTAATGAGCTGAATGAAAAAGGGGAGCCGGTCACCTGGCAGGGGCGTAAGTATGAGGCATACCCGATTGACGGCAGCGGTTTTGAGATGAACGGCCGGGGCAGCAGTGCCAGACCGTCGCTGACGGTGTCCAATCTGTTCGGTCTGGTCACCGGGATGGCGGAAGACCTGCAGAGTCTGGTGGGGGCCACGGTGGTCCGCCGCCGGGTGTATGCCCGTTTTCTGGATGCGGTGAATTTCGTTGCGGGCAATCCGGAGGCGGACCCGGAGCAGGAGCTGAGTGACCGCTGGGTGGTGGAGCAGATGTCGCAGCTGACAGCCATGACGGCCTCGTTTGTGCTGGCTACACCGACCGAGACGGACGGGGCGCTGTTTCCCGGTCGCATCATGCTGGCGAACACCTGTATGTGGGATTACCGGGGAGATGAATGCGGGTATAACGGTCCTGCGGTGGCGGATGAGTTCGACAACCCCACCACGGATATCCGTAAGGACAGATGCAGCAAGTGCATGCGCGGGTGTGAGATGCGCGGCATGGTGGCTAATTTTGGCGGTTTCCTTTCCATTAACAAACTTTCGCAGTAAATCCAATGACACAGACAGAATCAGCGATTCTGGCGCATGCCCGGCGGTGTGTGCCTGCGGAGTCGTGCGGCTTAGTGGTGAGAACGCCGGAGGGGGAGCGGTATATCCCTTGTGTGAATATCTCTGCAGAGCCGGAGGCGTATTTTCGTATTGCACCGGAAGACTGGCTGCGGGCAGAGATGCAGGGGGAGATTGTGGCACTGGTCCACAGTCATCCCGGTGGGCTGCCCTGGCTGAGCGAGGCTGACCGGCGGCTGCAGATAAAAAGCGCACTGCCCTGGTGGCTGGTCTGCCGGGGTGACATTCACAAATTCCGCTGCGTGCCGCACCTGACGGGACGGCGCTTTGAGCACGGGGTGACGGACTGTTACACCCTGTTCCGGGATGCATACCATCTGGCGGGGACTGAAATGCCGGATTTTCATCGCGAGGATGACTGGTGGCGCAACGGTCAGAACCTTTACCTGGACAATATGGCGGTCACCGGCTTTTACCGGGTGCCCCTGTCCTCTGCACAGGCGGGCGATATTCTGCTGTGCTGCTTTGGTGCTTCGGTACCGAACCATGCCGCCATTTACTGCGGCAACGGTGAGCTGCTTCACCATCTGCCTGAACAACTGAGTAAACGGGAGAGGTATTCCGAAAAATGGCAACGACGAACGCATTCTGTCTGGCGTCACCGCCACTGGCACGCATCTGCCTTCACGGGGATTTGCAACGATTTGGCCGCCGCCTCAGCCTGTATGTGAACACGGCAGCGGAAGCCATCCGTGCCCTGTCGTTACAGGTGCCGGGCTTTCGCCGTCAGATGAACGAAGGCTGGTACCAGATACGTATTGCCGGTGATGACACGGCACCGGAGGCGGTGTACGCCCGTCTTCACGAACAGCTGGGTGAGGGAACGGTCATCCACATTGTGCCGCGACTGGCCGGAGCCGGAAAGGGCGGACTGCAGATTGTGCTGGGGGCGGCAGCCATCGTGGGCTCTTTCTTCACGGCCGGTGCCTCGATGGCGTTATGGGGTTCAGCCCTGGCAGCCGGTGGTTTTTCTGCCACCACGATGCTGTTTTCACTGGGGGCCAGCATGATACTGGGCGGTGTGGCACAGATGCTGGCCCCGAAGGCAAAAACACCGGATTACCGCGTAACGGATAACGGCAGACAGAACACGTACTTTTCCTCGCTGGATAACATGATTGCCCAGGGGAACCCGATGCCGGTGCCTTACGGGGAAATGCTGGTTGGCTCCCGCCGTATATCCCAGGACATCAGCACCCGTGATGAAGGCGGGGGCGGAAAGGTCGTGGTTATCGGGCGGCAGGGGTAAAAAGAATAAAAAAATCCCGCAGAGTTGCGGAGCTGCGGGAGCGTTACGAAGATCAACTATAGATAATTATTCTTATGTCACGACAAAAAAAATTAACGCAGAGAAATTATAAGTGCCACAGGGATTTTGTGAAAATGTGAAGATATTCAGAATTTTTATGCCATTACCGGTTTTAACCAACAGGATTATCGGTGGGCATGAAAGAAAACCCCGGTATCTGCTGATACCGGGGTTTCTCTTTAGCATGGCAGAAATGTGTTTCATGCTTTTCGGGCGAAGGATATCCGACTTCTGTACGGAATGGCAAGTGGCGGTTAATTTATTCAGGGGAAGGCTGTATGGGAAAAGGTGGCGGTAAGGCACACACGCCTCGTGAGGCGAAGGATAATCTCAAATCCACGCAGATGATGAGTGTGATTGATGCGATTGGTGAGGGACCGATAGAAGGTCCGGTGAAGGGACTGCAGAGTATTCTGGTGAACAAAACCCCGCTGACGGACACGGACGGCAATCCCGTGATACACGGTGTGACGGCGGTCTGGCGTGCCGGGGAGCAGGAGCAGACACCACCGGAAGGCTTTGAGTCCTCCGGAGCTGAAACCGGACTGGGTGTGGAAGTGACGAAGGCAAAGCCGGTGACGCGCACCATTACGTCCGCGAACATTGACCGCCTGCGGGTTACCTTCGGGGTGCAGTCACTGGTGCAGACCACGTCAAAGGGCGACCGTAACCCGGCATCCGTCCGCCTGCTGATTCAGTTACAGCGTAATGGCCGCTGGGTGACGGAAAAGGATGTCACCATTAACGGCAAGACCACCTCGCAGTTCCTGGCCTCGGTGATTCTGGATAATCTGCCGCCCCGGCCCTTTAACATCCGGATGGTCCGGGAGACGGCGGACAGCACCACGGACCAGTTGCAGAACAGAACGCTCTGGTCATCGTACACTGAAATCATCGATGTGAAACAGTGCTACCCGAACACGGCCATTGTGGGGCTGCAGGTGGATGCGGAGCAGTTCGGCGGCCAGCAGATGACGGTGAACTACCATATCCGCGGTCGCATCATTCAGGTGCCGTCAAACTATGACCCGGAAAAACGCACGTACAGTGGTATCTGGGACGGCAGTCTGAAACCGGCATACAGCAACAATCCGGCCTGGTGTCTGTGGGACATGCTGACTCACCCGCGCTACGGCATGGGAAAACGTCTGGGGGCGGCGGATGTGGACAAGTGGGCGCTGTATGCCATCGGGCAGTACTGCGACCAGACGGTCCCGGATGGTTTCGGGGGGACCGAGCCGCGGATGACCTTTAATGCGTACCTGGCACAACAGCGTAAGGCGTGGGACGTTCTCAGTGATTTCTGCTCTGCGATGCGCTGTATGCCGGTATGGAACGGTCAGACGCTGACGTTCGTTCAGGACCGCCCGTCGGATGTGGTGTGGCCGTACACCAACAGCGATGTGGTGGTGGATGATAACGGCGTGGGATTCCGCTACAGCTTCAGTGCCCTGAAGGACCGGCACACGGCGGTGGAGGTGAATTACACCGACCCGCAGAACGGCTGGCAGACATCCACGGAACTGGTGGAAGACCCGGAAGCCATACTGCGCTACGGACGCAACCTGCTGAAGATGGACGCGTTCGGCTGTACCAGCCGCGGTCAGGCCCACCGTGCCGGGCTGTGGGTGATAAAGACCGAACTGCTGGAAACGCAGACGGTGGATTTCACGCTCGGGTCTCAGGGGCTGCGGCACACACCCGGTGACATCATTGAAATCTGTGATAACGACTATGCCGGGACCCTGACCGGCGGACGTGTCCTGTCCATTGATGCTGCCACCCGCACCCTGACGCTGGACCGTGAAGTGACACTGCCGGAGACCGGTGCCGCCACGGTGAACCTGATTAACGGCAGTGGTAAGCCGGTGAGTGTGGACATCACCGAACACCCCGCGCCGGACCGGATACAGGTCAGTACCCTGCCTGATGGTGTGGAGACATACGGGGTGTGGGGACTCTCCCTGCCGTCACTGCGCCGTCGCCTGTTCCGCTGTGTCTCCGTCCGGGAAAACACGGACGGCACCTTTGCCATCACGGCGGTGCAGCACGTACCGGAAAAAGAAGCCATCGTGGATAACGGTGCCCGCTTTGAGCCGCAGTCAGGTTCCCTGAACAGCGTCATCCCACCGGCAGTGCAGCACCTGACGGTGGAGGTGAGCGCAGCTGACGGCCAGTATCTGGCGCAGGCGAAATGGGACACGCCGCGGGTGGTGAAGGGTGTGCGCTTCAGTCTGCGCCTGACCAGTGGTAAGGGAGCGGATGCCAGACTGGTGACCACCGCCATCACTGCCGATACGGAGCACCGTTTCAGTGGCCTGCCACTGGGGGAATACACCCTGACGGTCAGGGCGATTAACAGTTATGGCCAGCAGGGCGAACCGGCCACCACCACCTTCCGGATTAACGCGCCAGCAAAACCCGCCACCATTGAACTGACGCCGGGGTATTTTCAGATAACGGCGGTCCCGCGTCTTGCGGTGTATGACCCGACGGTACAGTTTGAATTCTGGTTCTCAGAAAAACGCATCACGAACACAGCACAGGTGGAAAAATCTGCCCGTTATCTGGGGACCGGCAGTCAGTGGACTGTCCAGGGGAGCCGGATTAAGCCGGGGACGGATTTCTGGTTTTACGTGCGAAGCGTCAACCTGGTGGGAAAATCTGCTTTTGTGGAAGCCAGCGGGCAGCCCAGCAATGATGGTGAAGGGTATCTGGAAATTTTCCGGGGGCTGATAGATGAGACGCTTCTGGGCCAGGCACTGAAAGAGCGCATTGATGCTTCAGCGCTGCGTACGGAGGTCACGCAACTGGAAGAAGATATCCGTCAGCGGATGGACACGGATATCGCAGAAGTGACCCGGAAAATCGGGAAGGCGGAAAACAGCCTCACGCAGCTGGTTGCGAAAAAGAATGAGGACCAGACACTGGCCATCGCGCAGGTGAGCCAGAAAGTGGACCGGGTGAGCAGTGAAATCTCACAGACTGTCAGCCAGGGGCAGTCAGAAAACGCCCGACAGATAGCACAGGTCCGCCAGTACGTGGATAAAAAAGGGAGTGAAATTACCTCGACCACGGATAAAAAGCTGGGTGACCAGGCCGTGACCATACAGCAAATCCAGCGGGTTCAGTCAGACACGCGCAATGAGCTGAATGCCATGTATATGCTGAAGGTGCAGAAAACAAAAAACGGTATTCCCTATGTGGCCGGGATTGGCGCGGGGATTGAGGATGTTGATGGTCAGACCCTGAGTAACATTCTGCTGCAGGCCGATCGCATTGCGATGATTACCCCGGAGAACGGCAACACCACGCCGCTGTTTGTGGCGCAGGGGAATCAGCTGTTCATGAACGACGTGTTCCTGAAGCGACTGTTTGCGGTGAGCATCACGTCATCCGGCAATCCTCCGACGTTTTCCCTGACGCCGGATGGCAGGCTGACAGCCCGCAATGCGGATATCAGTGGAGCCATCACGGCGAATACCGGCACGCTCAATAATGTCACCATTAACGAGAACTGTGTCATCAGAGGGAAACTGTCTGCAAACCAGATTGAAGGCGATCTCGTTAAAACAGTGGGTAAGGCTTTCCCTCGTGACTCCCGTGCACCGAAGCGTTGGCCATCAGGAACCATTACCGTCAGGGTTTATGACGATCAGCCGTTTAACCGGCAGATTGTTATTCCGGCGGTGGCTTTCAGCGGTGCCAGACATGAGCGGGAGAACAGCGATACTTATTCGTCATGCCGCCTGATAGTGAAGAAAAACGGTGCTGAAATTTATAACCGTACCGCGCTGGATAATACGCTGGTTTACAGTGGTGTTA